CAGCTTAGCTGATGACTTATGAATAAATGTATCGAGTGCAAAAACTTCGACGTTCGTAGCTTTCCTGAACACACGAAGCAAGGGCAAGCAAGCTGCAATGCGACGATGGAATTTTTCCCGATTGGGCAGGAAATTGAATGCAAAGACTACGCACCAGCAGCACCACAAACAATAATCAATCGCAGGAAATGGCGGGACTCATGAACCACGACATACACATGGCAAAAGTTTATTTGGCCGAGGCACGCAGAACAAAACATCGCAACTGGGCATTTGTACTTTTGGGATGGGCAGCAAAAAGAAGGCTGGCAGTGTTTAAGCCAGCGGAAGCAAAGGGACAACTTAACTTATTTGGTGGCGCATGAAAAAGCGAAACAAAAAATACACACCAAAGAAAGTTCTAAAAGACCCGATGAGTTTTATTAAGACCGGCTTGGTCATCATGCCGCCGAATATGAAAGTAAATCTGCAAATCAAGAATCATGCGGCGATGTTGAGATTAGTTGAAGGAACGGCTGTTCGTGACGATTGGGATTTACTCGTAGGTGCCGCGAACATGGCGCTGATCATGTCGGAAATGGAAATCGGTATGGAATACCACGAGATGTTAATTAAAGGCCGTGACGCGTTGTTTAACGTGGGCAAGCGCCTGGTGAAGTGGAAGAAGCTTGAATTATGCGGGAATGAGCAGTCGGAGATATCGGATTTGCTGGAAGTGCACGATGCCCAACTGGAAATTTCGCGGGTGGTGGACATTGAAAGGGCGGCGGCAGCGGTATTGCGCCGGATTAATTTAAACATCAATACAAAGAGAGCGATGACAGCATGAGCGCACCAAATCACGAAACCATGGCAAAAGATGTACTCAACTACTTGCTAGAGCAAAACGGTAGAAAGTTTAGAGTAGACACTCTAGCAAAGACGTTTGACGTATCGCAAGCAAGTATGAAGATCATTCTGGCGAAAATCAGTGCCGTCGAATCTGCATCAGACGGTCACAGAATGATGTTCTTTATTCCAAGCCCTGACATGATCGCAGAACGGGCAAGAGTCGCAGGATTGCCACGTAGGACTCATGCCAAGCCCTATGTTCAGCCGAAAGGAATGGGCGAACGATGTAGTGAGTTGTACCCGGTTGGACGTGGTTTTATTTCAATATCTTAAGGGACTTAGGCATGAAGCGAGACATACCAATAAATCACATCACTTTTACACCATTAGATAAGCTTTTAGACTTGTGGATAAGATCCCAGCGCAGGAGAGACAATAGGGGTAATGGTGGATTTAAAGGGCGCGACTCGATCCTGCAATCAGACGGCTTGAAAGACTCTGAGCAGCTTTGTGATGGAATTGACGAAGAAGTAGCTCAAGGAGTGGACGCTTGCATCTCAAGCCTGACAGCGCATCATTCCTGGGCAATTAAGAAGCGGTGCAACATTGCAAGTGTATGGCCTTTTCCGAAGCTTGATTATCAATCAACACTGAAGATTTCCGAGTTTGAATTAGAGAGGAAGCTAAAGCGGAATATTGCTACTGCTAATTATTTTTAAATTTACAGGGATGCATTATGGAACTTAGATGGGTTTATCACGATATGAAAGAGGGATCGCCGCATATAGTATCAATTTTGGAATGGAATTAAAAGATGAAAAAGCACTTGCACAAAGTTAAAATGTTGTTATAATCCATTTCAGCCGGTATCTCTACGTCTAAAACATTCTAAGCCTCGCCTCTTCACTGAGTCGGGGCTTTTCCGTTTGCGGCCTCCTATTCGGTTGGCGCACCAGAGGCGCACTGGTTAACACGCTCATTGCCCCGAACTACATTCAATTGTAGCGGGGCTTTTTCTTTTATAGGAAACATCATGTCATTACAAGATCAAATCGCAGCAGACCAAGCTGCCGTAGTTGCCGCCCAAGCCGTTTTGGATGCTGCAAATGTAGCCTTGGCCGCAGATCAAGCCAAGCTTGCTGCTATTCAACCGCATCTCTCAATCCTTGACGAGATCGAAAAAGAATTGATGCTGGTTGAAGATGGCGTTGACGAAGCGCTGAAAACAGCTTTGCTGTCGGTCGCTGCAAGTATCTCGCCGTTGTTGGCTCAAATGCGCTCACTGTTCACGGAGTAGATCATGGCTGAAATTACAGTTTGCATTGAAATAGACGAAGACGGTACGATTTCTGTTGGAGCTGAGCCATCTGAATCAGAAGATTCTAGCGATGATGGTAGCGATCCAAGCCAGGCACAGGGAATGACCGATCTTTCTCAACCGCCAGAAGCAGGGGAAGAGGACGCAGAAAAATCCTATATGAAGCCAGTCAACTCAATTGAACAAGCTTTATCAGTAGCGCGAGATCTTCTGAAGAATGCAAATCAGGTATCGGGCGCAACAATGGGTGGTGATCCAGGCGGCCCAGGAGCGCAAGACGCAGCAAACGCCGCATTTCAAGCGCGCAGAGGTGGTCGATAATGGGTTCCGTTGCTGAAAGAATCGAAGACAACGTTCAAGCAATGCGTTGCAAGCCAAGCGGTGACGATATCATTGAAATGTCTGGCGACATCATGGCAGCAGTCGCATTGGCTTATGACTCACCTGTAGACTTTGACGGAGTAACGATTAGCGTACTACGTGAACCAGGCTCATGCCGTTTGCTGGCAATGATCATCAGCCCTGTTGATATGCATGCGGGTGAGCCATACCCAAGATACCAAGTTAATCCTGATGCGGTAGCTAAGCCAAAAGAGAAGAAGCTTATTCTTCCGTCATAAATTAATCATGAGCGATAGCAAGAAAGTAGCGGGTACTCGGTCAAGCACAAAGACGAGTAGCCGCGTAGTAACGCGTAAAGTTACTGGTAAGACAACAAAAACAGGTAAAAGTGTCGAAAAACACGGGGTTATGACTGCAAGCGAGAAATTAGCGGCATTTGGTATTGATGCTATTTGCGAGCTTGTTGCGGACGTTACGCCACAAAGAACTATCGCAGCACAGATTGGTGTTAGTTGGGTTACTTTTACCAAGTGGATTGATAGCGACCCAGCGAGGAGTGAGCAATACGCGCGCGCGAGGGAGGCTCAAGCCGATAAGATGGCTGATGACATCCTTACTATTTCCGATGATGGCAGCAACGACACTTACGAGACAGAAGACGGTACGCGCACGAATCAAGATGTAATTGCTCGTTCTCGTTTGCGTGTTGATGCGCGTAAATGGTTGGCTTCAAAAATGGCCCCGAAAAAGTATGGCGACAAACAAACCATCGATCTCAATGCAAAGATAGAAGTTGATGAAACAAAGCTTGATGAACGGCTAAAGTTTTTACTTAGCAAGTGATGGACTTGTCGAAGTATTCCATCGCAGAGAAGCAGGAAATTCTGGCGATATTAGAAGCAAAAGAAGCAATTTCAGCAAGAGAGAGTCTGGCTAAGTATGCAGAACTTACGCTCGAAGTCATTCCAGCGCGACATCATTTGTTACTAATTGATGCACTAGAAGAGGTAGAGCAAGGCATGCTGGACGTGCTGATTGTGACGATGCCGCCAGGCAGTGCTAAATCAACTTACTGCAGCGTAGCTTTCCCCGCGTGGTATATCGGGAGGCATCCTGAACGTTGCGTAATCGCTGCTTCACACACAGCCGAACTCGCTGAGCGATTTGGTCGCAGAGTACGAAATATTGTTGGAAGCCCTGAACATCTAAGAGCATTCCCGCTTGGTGGGCTGTCTGAGGATAGCACTGCAGCAGGGCGTTGGGATACAAAGCGAGGCGGCGAATACTTTGCTGCTGGCGTGGGCGGTTCGGTGACTGGTCGTAGGGCAGATTTAGCAATTATTGACGATCCAGTAAAGAGTAGAGAAGACGCGGATAGCGAAACGATTAGAGAAAAGCAGTGGGCTTGGTGGCGCGATGATATGAGTACGCGCTTAAAGCCAGGTGCGGCAACAGTATTAATTATGACGCGCTGGCATGAGCAGGATTTAGCCGGTCGCATGATTGCAGATTTAAAGCAATCGGGACAACGAGTAAAAGTGCTATCCCTTCCAATGGAGGCGATGGACAATGATCCTCTTGGGCGAGAAATAGGAGATCCACTCTGGCCTGAATGGTTCACATCTCAGATGATCGAGAATGCCAAACGTGAGCCTAGAACGTGGTCTGCATTGTATCAACAAGAGCCTAGACCAATTGGCGGCGGTGAATTTAAGATTGAATGGCTATCGTATTTTATCCAGCCGCCAGCGAACATTAATAAAATTATTCTGGTCGATCCGTCTAGCGGAAAGAGTCGAACCAGTGGCGACTATACGTCAATGTGGGTAGTCGGTGCTGGTGCTGATGGCAATGATTATGTTGTTGACGGACTGCGCGATAGGCTCAATCTCACAGAGCGCACCGATGCATTGTTTAAGCTGGTACGAAAGCATAAACCTGCTGCAGTTGGATATGAGCAGTATGGACTTCAGGCAGATATTGAGCATATCAAGACCGTGCAAGAGAGCCAACAGTACCGATTTAAGATCGTCGAACTTGGTGGTGCAGTAAAAAAGGAAGACAGAATCAGGCGATTAATTCCGTCATTTCAGCAGTCACGTATCTGGATGCCTCAGTCAATGAAGCGTCAGATGGTTGATGGGCATATTAGAGACATCATGGATGATTTTAAATCTGAGTTTCTTTCATTCCCTGTTGGCGCTCATGATGATGCCTTAGATTGTTTGGCAAGAAAAGAAGAGTCAGAGATGCGTAAGTTTTTGACTGCTCCAAAAAGGCAGGAGCAAGAGGATCGATACGATTCATTCATTCCGCTAGATTCCGAGTTCAACTATTAATTACAACCGCCAATGAGGCGGTTTTTGCATTTTGACATAGCCAAATTTAAGAGGGTACAAAAATGGATCTACTCCAAGCTGCTGAAGCGATACAACGCGCAGCCAAGATGTACAAAGATATGAGCGATGCAGCAGACGCTTTGCAGACGATTGGATTAATGGATCAAACCGTGCGCGAACGTCAAGCATTGATTGATGCGGCAACAAATCAACTTGATGTGGTCAACGCCGATCTGCTTAATGCCAAATCAAAATTAGCTGAAGCAAAAATTCAGGCTCAAAAGGTTGAGGAATTAGCCAATGAGAAAGCAGTAACGATTGTTGCTGATGCTCAATCTGCTACTGACGAGATGCGACGTAGAAATGCAGTAGCTATAGACGAGTCAAATACTAAATCTATTGCTGATGTAACTGCGCAACGTACCGCCATCGTACAGGCGGCGGCAAGAGTGCAATCTGATCTTGATGCGATGATTGTGCAACTCGCAGAGAAGCAAGCATCACTCGATGCAGTCAATTCAAGCGCAATAGATGCTGAAAACCGACTCGCTAAAGCCCAAGCAGCAATTACTAAAATGCTAGGAGGGTAATCATGGCAGTCGGAACAATCATATTATTCTCAAAGAATAAAGCAGATCTTCGCATCAACGATATCGTCGCTGGTACGTGCAAGATTGCATTAGTCACTAACTCATGGACACCAGACGCAACGGTCACGGGCAATAGCCTCTGGGCTGACATGAGCGCGAATGAACTTGCTACAGCGAACGGTTACACGGCTGGCGGGATCTCGCTTTCTTCGATGGTCGCTACAGCAATCACGTCAGGTTATAAATTCTCTTCTTCTAGTCCGGTATGGACTGCGGCTGGTGGTTCAATTCCAGGATGGCGCTATGCGGTGATTTATATGTCTGGAACTGTCTGGGGAAAAGTCAATCCGGTAGTGGGTTACTTCCTTGGGGACACGACTCCTGCCGATGTACCTGCAACGACTTCGGGTAATACGTTGACGATTACCGTACCGGCTGGCGGCTGGTTTGACATGGTGTAAGCGTGGCTGATAATTCAACACTCCCCGCAACTGGCGACGTTATCGCAGCTGATGAAATATCGGCAGTTAAATATCAGCGCATAAAGTTGATCTATGGTGATGATGGTATTAATGTGGGCGATGTATCGGCAACAAACCCATTTCCCGTTTCTGTCAATTCCGCCAACTTTATCATCTCGACCAATAACAGCTCTACCACACAACTAGCGGCAGGAGCAACATTTACGGGCATTATTGAGGCAGTGTTATATCAGCCATCAATTTCATTGCTCGAAACGTCGGATCAGACAATGCAAGTTATTGTGCATCAGTACATCGATGCTGCTGGAACGTTTGAAGTTGCGCCAATTACGATCAATTTGTTAGCGGGTCAAACAATCGACCAGTCATTTACTCTAAACGGAAACTATTACAAGGTCACCGCGCAAAATACGAGTGGTTCGACTACTACTACATTCAATCTCAATACAGCAGTCGGCACTATAGGAGCCGCAGATTATTCCGGTAGAACTCCAGTTACGGCTCAGTATGCAGATTTAGAATTGAACAAATATAGCGTCGCTGGTGTCATCGCTATTAACACAGTCTTAATGACAATTGATTGCACGCGTTTCGCTTCATTGTTGATCCAGTGCTTAGCAATGGGAACAACAGGCGTAGTAACGGCTCAATGGTCTAGTGATCTTGCTTTTACCGCACCGATTACTGCAACTCTAATATCCGAATCTGGCGCAACATCAACCACGTTTAATGCTGCTGTCTTGCGTGCAACGAACAAGCTTGCACGGTATTTCCGATTGATTCTAACGACTGCAACAACAGCAGGTACGACTACGATTAACGTGCATGGCTCGCATGTAGCTATAACACCAATTGTAACGACTCAGCCAGTTTCCGGTACGGTATCCGTTACTAACATGACGACCGCAACTACGCTTGCGGATGGCGCCAGTAATCCAACTATTGCTTATTTTGGCGCGTATGGGATGCTGCATAACGGCACAACATGGGATCGTGCTAAGTCAAATTTTAATACGACAACTGGCGATACTGGTGCCAAGACCGTCACAGTAGCAGGGGCAACTCAGACTAACTTTAATGCGCGT